GATACGCGGACTATTTCGACATCCCTGACCAATTTGTAGAACTCCTGGAGCTTGTCATAGGCGATCTGTACGAGCAGCGCATGACAGGAACAGCAATAAACCTGAAAGAGCATGGAGTGGTGGCTCGACTAATGGATAACGTAAGTAAAAGGATTTACACATGAAAATAGAGTTTTCAAAAAAGACCGTAGTAAACGGCAAGACATTCCGAAAGGGTGACACGCTAGAAGTTGCGAGTGATCTGTACGCAGAACTTATGACAAAGGGCGTGGTAGTCACTACCGAGGAAACAAAAGAGGATAAGGATTTCAAACAAATAACAAAAGAAGAAAATGGCTTCAACAGGAATTAACAGAGGCGGACTAGCTGCGATCTATGTAGATGGCACAAAGGTTGCCCATTCAACAAACGCGACCCTGAGCATCGAACTAGGTGTAAGGGATGCAACGACTAAAGATAGTTCTGTCTGGGTAGACAATCTAGAAGGGCTTGCAAATTGGTCAGTAGATGGAGAGTTCTACTTCGCAGAAGATGCGGGGGAAGGATTCTCTGAGTTGTTCAGCGACCTTTCGGGGCGTACTACTGTGACGGTAATGTACTCCACGGAGGTATCTGGTGACAACAAGTACAGCGGAACGGCTTATGTAACAAGCCTTTCGCGTAGTGCGGGTATTGATAGCGANAACGAGACTTTTAGTGCATCGTTCACAGGAACGGGAGCATTGACAGAAGCGACTGTGTAGTAGTGTCGTGGGGGTATGGTTAGCCCTGCCCCTTTTTTAGCTATGAGATACGGAGCATTAACACAGCGGATCACTATTGAGAGCTTTACTACTGCGCGGGATTCTGCGGGTGGCTTAGTCAAAACGTGGACTACCTATGCTCAGCCCTATGCTCATATTAAATATGAGAAAGGCGGGGAGAGTTTAGAGGGTGCGCGTGATACGTGGACTGAAAAAGCTGTGTTTGTTGTTCAGTATGATAGCGACACAAAGAACATGACCTCTACTATGCGAATCAGCTATAACGGCTATTGGGATATTGAGAGTGTTCGTATCATGGACAGATTCGGCAAGATAGAGATACACGCGGTAAGGAAAGATGGCTAATGGCTTTTAACGAGCAGAACCTAGTACAGAATGCAAACCGCTCAGGCGGTACTGTTACCCTTACGGGTATGGATGAGGTCATTGCGTCTCTTAAAAAGATCGAGAATGACTTCACTAAGCGCAGGAGGTTATTGTCTATTCTCAGAGCGCAGTCAAAGCCATACCTAAAAGCGTTGAATGATACTGTGCCGCGTAGCAATCGCAACAGCAGAAACCACAAGCAGCTAAACTACACTAAGGACGGCAAGACGAACCTAAACTATACGGGTGCAGGGAATTTGGCAAGGTCGATGAAGGCATTTCCAAACAGAAATAACCCGCAAGGATATGTGGCTATACACGTTGGACCGCAGGCGAAGAAGCCAAGAGGTTCGGGGTTCTATGGATACTTTCTACTGCCTGGAGCGAGTGAGCGGATCAAAGAGGAAACCGATTGGAAGCAAGATGCTTTAAGGACTGTAGAGCCACAGGTAATATCTAAGATGAATAACAGTATGCACGGGTATTTGAAACGGACTGCAAAAAAGTACGGCTGGGATGTTAACTGAAGCCATATATGCCATCCTTGCAGCAGACAGTACTCTGGCTGCCGCGTGTGACATCTATAACACGAATGCTCCGAAAGAGGCAGCAAACCCGTGTTTGATCTATGCTATTCAGAATCAAGACCCGAACTACTCAAAGGACGGTGCAGCGAGTGTCATATTCACGGATTTAGAGATAGACATATTCGTGAACGGCACACCTAAAACGGGGCATACTATCGCGGACTTGGTGAAGTCTGCGCTTGACCAATACACAGGAACAGTCAATAGTATTGATATAGATTTGATTCAATATGAAGGACAAGATGATCGCGGCTACAATCCCGACCGTGACGAGTATCAGATAAGTATGGGATTTAGAGTACGACAAAAATAACACAGTAATGAAAACACTAGAATTAAACGGCAACGAGTACCCATTTGCATTTACCTACAAATGCTTTCGCACACTAGCAAAGAAGGCAACGGAGTTAGATGAATTGGATATGGGCGAAGATGCTTGGCTTTTGGCTATTAACAAGGGCTATGAGCGCGAGGGTTCAAAGACACGCATCAAGAAGGAGCATCTCATTCAGATGATTGATGATGACCCGTCTGCTTTCAAGAAACTAAAAACTGCACTAGAGGAGGATATGGAGCAGTTTACTGACGGTGAGGGAAAGTAGATGCTGACCTATGGGATGCGCTTGAACGGTCAGCGAGTGAGGTAGGGTTAGAGCCTTTGGCGGTGTACGAATTAACACCGAGAGAGTTTGCGAACTACGCAAAGGGGCGAGTAAACATAATGAGGGCGCAAGAGCGAATGGAGTGGGAGCGCACACGTTGGCTGGGATTCATTTCATTTAAGGCGGCAGGAGCTAAGATCCGCAGCCCGAAGGACTTGATGCTACTAGACCACGAGCGACCTACTAACGAGGACAAGTCAAAGAGATTAGAAGCAATAAAAAGGAAATTTCCAAAGCAGATAGATGGCTAAGAAACTAGGATTAAACGTATCATTCGGACTGAACACTAAGGACTTCAGCACTAAGATGCAGAACGTCCGTAGGGAGATGGCGCAGACTTCAAAGAAGTTTTCTTCTATCGGCAAGAACATGACGGCTGCCGTGACTCTGCCTATTGTGGGTATGGGTATAGCTGCGGTCAAAGCCGCCTCTGATATGGAGAGTTTGCAGGTTCGGTTAAATACTGCATTTAAAGGCAACGAAACTGCCGCAAAAAAAGCCTTTGCTGAGATAAACAAGTTCACCGCATCAACACCCTTTCAACTTGAAGAGGTGGCGGGTGCATTTGTCAAGCTGAAAAACATGGGGCTTGACCCGTCTATTAGCGCATTAAGAAGCTACGGGAACACAGCCTCGTCAATGGGTAAGAGTCTCGACCAAATGGTTGAAGCTGTGGCTGATGCTGCAACGGGAGAATTTGAGAGGCTCAAGGAGTTCGGGATTAAGGCGAACAAAGAAGGTGACCGCGTTAAGTTTATGTTCCGAGGGGTAACTACTGAAGTAGGATTCAACTCAAAAGAAATACAGCAGTACCTATTAAACATCGGTAACACAGAGTTCGCGGGGGGTATTGAAAAGCAGAGTAAAACATTCGCGGGCAGGATGAGTACTCTGCGTGACAACGCCAAGTTGATGGCGGCTAGTTTTGGAGAGTTGCTTCTGCCTGTAATGAATAAGATAGTTAAGGCATTGACTAAGGCAGCTTCTATTGTGAATGGCATGACACCAGGATGGAAAAAGTTCACAGTAGTATCTTCTGGGTTGGCTTCGGCTATTGGACCACTAGCCCTTGTAATTGGGAAGGTTGTGAAATGGATCCCGACAATGATAACAGGGTTTAAAACTATACGCTTAGCGATGTCTGCTGCGGCAGGACCAATAGGGATTGTGGTAGGCTTGTTCACTACATTATTCATGGTGATGCGAAAGGGGCAAAAGCCACAAAGCACATTCACTAAGAATCTGATTNAAGAAAAGACCGAGATGAACGGGCTGTTTTCTGTGCTNAAGCGAACCAAAGAAGGAACAGAAGGCAGGGTTGAAGCAATCAGACAACTCAATGAAAAGTATGGTCAGTATTTACCTAACCAATTAAACGAGAAGTCAAATCTTGAAGAAATAAACAAAGCTCAAAAGGCTGCAAATAAGTCGCTACTCCAAAGCATCTTCCTAAAAAGTAAGCAAGAGGACATTGCTAAAGCGGAGCAAGACGCTATTAACAAATCGCGGGGGGCTATGCAGAACTTGCGCGATGTCACAGGCAGCGCAACTACGGCGCGTTCGCTCTATTTCTCTAAGGCAACAGAAGGGGAGATAAACGCATTTACTACGGGGGTTGTAGATGCTATTGCTAGAAATAGAAATTCTCTCTTGAACGTCCCTAAATATGGGATTCAGGCTGTAATGAACGAAGTGGACGATTTAGCCCGTGAGATGAACCTTGGTTTTGATAGCACGAAGCTAAAGAATGCGATTATAGGAATTAGGAATGTAGAGGCAGAGAGATATATACAGATAAAGAAAATTAACGAAGAGTACAAGACAACCGCTAAACTTCTTGGTGTCTCAGAATTGAGTGCCGTTGCTGATGATGACGATGTTGTTGATGATGAGGTCGTTGAAGGCGGTGGCGGTAATGGTGGCGCAAAAGAAATAAAAAGGCGCGGTGGTATTATTGAACCAATGCAAGGCATAGGCTTATCAGGCTTAGCCACAACAATGGAGCGCGACACACCTAAAATTGTTAGCTATATCAGCAAGGTGGGCGAATCACTTGAGGGTCTTCAATACAAAACTCAAATGGCTACCGCATCATGGATGGAGTTTACCACTAAGATGAAAGACACCGCTAAGAGCATGATAGTTCCTGCACTAGAATCAATAGGGTATGAACTTGGCAGAGCGCTTGGTCAGGGTGGTTTTAAAAATGGCGAACTAGGCAAAGCGTTGATAGATCAGATAATGCAGTTTGCAAGTCAGCTAGGTACTCAGCTTATCGCCATAGGTTCTGCGTTGATGCTAGCCCCTGGAATGCAGGGTGCAGGACAGGGGTATATTACAGCGGGTGCGCTTCTAAAAGTAGGTGCGGCAGTACATCGTGGGTTCGTGCAGGCTTCAATGTCGCAAGACGTAACAGGTGGCACATCTGCGACAGGAGTGGCAGCAAACGGACAAAAAATAGAGCTGACGGGTC